ATGAGACCCCGTATAGGGGCATATGCACGAATCTCCCTGGACGCAGCGGGGGAGGCTCTTGGGGTTGCCAGGCAGCACAAGGCACTTCGCAGAATGGCACTCAAGAATGACTGGGAAATCGTTGCTAACTACACGGACAACAACCTCAGCGCCTTCAAGCGGAATGTTGTGAGGCCGGAGTTCGAACGCCTTCTGCGCGACCTGGAATCAGGCCTAATCGATGGCTTCATAACATACGATCTTGATCGCCTAGCGAGACAACAGTCGGATCTTGATCGAGTGATCAAGCTGTATGACGCAAAACCGAGCTTGGTATTCAGCTCTGTCACCGGAATTAGCAACCTAAATACGCCTACGGGTATCTTGATCGCCAATATTATGGTGACGGTCGCGAACAATTCGAGTCGAGTTGGATCAGATCGCGGCAAGTTTCAGGAGCTTCAGCGCGCTGAAATGGGCAAGCCAAAAAAAGGTCCGCGTCCATTTGGATATGCAGCTGATCAGATGACACTAGATCCCACTGAGGGTCCAATTGTTCGCCGTATGGGCATGGAATTTTTGTCAGGGAGTTCTTATGGCGAAATTGCCGACGCCCTTCATAGTGCCAATATCAACATGCGCAGTGGCAAGCGCTGGTATGCGGAGGGTATCCAAATCCTTCTCACGCGCCCAAGAAATGGGGGACTGAGAGACTTCCGCGGGCAAATCTACAAAGGTACCTGGACACCGATCTTCACCCCCAATGAATGGGAGTCGATTCAACATGCCGTCAAGCGTCGTCGTGAGCGCTTTGGTATTGTTCCTGTCTACCGGAAGTATGTCCTTACTGGATACCTTTTATGTGGCAAGTGCGGAAGCTATCTCAGCGGCATGACTAAGAGGGATTCTAAAGACCGCCCACTGCGTACGACATACCAATGCGCTTCAAGTACCGCTTCCTATCGTCATCAAGGCTGTGGCGGCGTCTGTGTAGGATCAGGGTCACTAGAACACTTCATTCGGGAAGCTATCTGCTATCGACTTGATACTGAGGGCGTCTCGTCGATGATTAGCGCAGCTGCTCAGGAGACAACTGGAGTGCAGGCTCTTATCCTGGAGCGCGACCGCCTACTCGCTCGCCGTGTATCGATACGAGAGGACTATGCAGATGGCACTCTCAGTAAATCTGACTTCGTATCAGCTCGTGATCGCATAGATGGTCATATCACTCGGATTGATCGGGAGTTAGATGCGCACCACCGATCATCATTCAAACTGGGTCTCCACGCAGGTGAGTCGGTTCGAGAAGCATGGAACACCCGCCCGCTTGGTTGGCGTCGAGCACTTATCGATACGTTAATTGACTCAATCACGATCAACGGAAGCAGAAAACTCCCGATCTATGATCTCGATGGGGAGAAAGTTCGGTTTGATCCGAACCGAGTAGATATTAGTTGGAAGGTGTAAGTAGCGCAACAATGCAGCGAATGACATTCTTGTTTTTGAGTTTCAAAGGCACTCCGCATTTTTGAGTGGAGTTGAGCATATATTCACTCATATTGAAGGACTTATTCATTGGCGCTTATTATGCGCTCATCTGTTGTTTAAGTCTGTTGTAATTTCCACAATTTACGGACCCACTCCGATATGTGTAAATGGGGTCAAGTGGTAGCACCCCGCTATCGCTCGTAGATTGATTGGAAGTGACCTAATGGCAAGAGTTTCAAAGATGGTCAGCGATATCAGCGGTACAGAAGCGCCGGAAGACGACTTCGTGCAGCTGGTCGTTCGGAACCACAAGGCCGTCGACGAAGCCAAGCAGCTCGACGTTCTCCCTGGTGAGATCGCAGCTTTGAAAGAAGCCGCAGATCTCGTCATCCTCGAAGTCAAGAACAACGGTGACTCGCGCCAGATCGTGACAACGCTCGCCGAGTTTCGGAAGGTCGTTCCTGACGAGATCATCGTCGGCGCGCAGGGAACTCGTGGGCGTCGAATCGGCGTCAGCCCCAAGGCATAACCCCTCACCCATCTTCGAAAGCTCAGTTCAATTTGAGTCAGAAAAGAAGGACGAGGTGATCACATCTACCGCCCCTACTTAGCTTGAGAAGTTTTCTCGCTAGGTAGGGGCTTTTCCTTTCTCTCGGCCTAAAGGAAATAGCCACCGTCTTTCAACGGTGGCTCTTCCACGAATTAGGCAGGAACTACTCTGGCTCGGATCACCGCTTCCCAACGGTCAAACTTCACCAGCGCTGCTTGGACTGCTTCCCAGTAGTCCTCGTAGATCATGGAGTTGCCATTGAACGTGTCGTTGCTATCTGCCGTCTGGTACTCAGCCTTGTAGGCCTTCGTAGTGAACAGCAGAGCTATCAGCTCGTCCGGGACGCTCTTTGTGTCTCCCTCGGAGTCAGGCAGACCAACAAGTACAACGTCACCGCCGATGGTGTCTCGGTGCCTCATATAGGGGCAGGCAAGCCACCAGGCGAGTGTTGCACGTCGGTTGATCGGTGAACCGATGAGCTTGCTCTCGTCGTGGGCAAAGAACGATGCACCTAGCGGTCCAAGATCAACGGCTTCGATGTACCCGCCGACTACCTCTTGATACTCGCTGAGACGCTTGAACTCTCTTTGAAAGATCGGCTGACTCTCATCAGCTGGGATCACGATGCCAGTAACCATGTGCTCCACATCCTTATCGTGGGTGTTTAGTGCAGCCAATTAGCTACACACAGACATCCGCGATCAGAACGGACTGGTGCTGACGTCTTTCAAGAAGCTGCTGATGTACTCGATTGCTTCTTCCGAACCATGCGCTACAACCGAGTCAATGTTGACGCTTCCTAGTGCGTTCAGCGCTGCTATCCACTCACGCTGCTGAGGTGACACCACGCCGCCCTTGATCCGCTTCATTTCAGGTGCTAACAGACGACTAATACCGTCTTTCGCTCTAGCTGGCGGGATGAGGACGATGAGATCTGGAAATCCAGCGCGGAGGCCCTGAGCGGTATTGGCGCTCTTCTGTTTCCAGCTCTTGGTGAACGTTGAGTTCGGAACGCTGGTAAACTTCAAGCCCTGCAACTCAAGCCATTGCACGACGGCTATCTGTTCGGTCGCTTCTAATGGGACGGGTAGGTTGACTATGCCGTTAGCTCCTTCGCATCGTTCAATGCAATCACATTTAGTCTTGCGTAGATGCCGTGATACTTTTTTGCTGCACTGTTATAAGCCATGGCTGCATCGACCTCGTTATCGAAGTAGCCAATATGGGTGTATTGATGATCGTGACCGATCTTCACAAGCCACTTATTGTTCGCCTTAGCCCAAAATACCCCTTTGTATTGTGAGGGTTTCGAACGACTGATCTTTGCTCTATTGATATTGTTTTTGCCTCTTGGAACTAGACGTAAGTTCGCACAACGATTGTCAAGTTTATTGCCGTCTATGTGGTCAACGACTAAGCCATTCTTCTCGCCAACCACAACGTCGTGAAGGTAAACGCTCCTACCTCTTGGGATGGCATTTCGGATCACGTAGCCACCGGTATCGACGTGCCACTTGTGACCTGCGATACTTTCTAGGTGGATAACGTCAGCGAGTCCAAAAGTTCCCATAGCTCTACCGCCAAGCGGTATCTTTAGCACGCCTGCTTCGGCTACCAGTGGACGCGGGTCAAACCCGGTTGGTTTATGTGGGTCTGTCCCTTTCCATTGGCGCTCGTAGTGCTTTCGACAGAAGCCTTTTGCTAGATATTTGCGCTCACAACCATCGACAGCACATCTTTTGTTCATTTCGTTGTTCCCCTGTTTAGTTATAAATTGCAATCAGATCCCCACCTCTCAACAAGGGCGGCGATCTGATCTGACTGACTTACTGAACAAGCATCGTGAGTGTTGGGATTCATCCCAGCATTTCGGAGCTTTATAGGACAGTGGGAGCTGCCCTCGTGTTCGTCTCCGGTTACACACTCATCGGCTTTCTAATTCACCTAGGGTTCGTGCTACCCGCTATCTCACGACGCTTGTTCAATAAATCATCTTTTAAAGGTACGACTCGGCAGTGCTTAGTACGTTGCGCACCTGATACGTCTGCCACGTTGGTTGACGCTCGCCGAGTACGTGCTACTTGTAATTGCTAGAGGCGAACAAGGTTGCACAAAATTGAACGGTACCGGCTATCTGTTTTTGCAGCTTGCGTTCTCTAGAACGACGATTCAGCTGTGCCACTCTGCGCGGGTCTGGTTCGCTCTCAAGTCGCTCGAAGTAAATCGTTAGCGGCCCGTATTGGTTAGGTATCACCATAGGATCTCCTGCGGCTATTTTCTCATTTTCACCTAATAGCTGCAATGCTAATTTGTGAGAATAGAACTTTGCCCAGTCAATGATGTCCTGTACGGGGTCAGATTGAGGCGTCATTGCTGTTCTTCATTAGTAGTGCCATAGAGTGCTCGACGCATTGCCGCACGAAGAATGTTCTGTGTTCGTAATGCCACCCATATATCTGACGTTGAACTATTTAAGGGTGCATCTTCTTTTATCACATACTGGGAGAAGGCTTGCTTGATAGCTTCAATATCTGCATTAGATAGTAATTCGCCAAGTGTTATACCGTAGTCTTCTGGCTGAAAAGCCCTTAGTACTGCATCAAACGTGGTGGGAGTAGTCATAGTGCTATTACCCCATAGGTCAATGCTGTGAATCCGATAAAGAATACCCAGACCAGTTTCCATGTTGGTTCAGCAGTGTAGCCATTATTATTAACATTCCTGCTCCAGTGATGCATAAAAATTGCTGCACAAAGTCCAACGATTAAGCTAATAGTTATTCGCATCATTACTGTGTCTCCTTTGGCGCTTCACGCCCTGCGTTTAATACTTTTGTGCTCACATTTAGGACGCCCACGACGCTGGCCTCCGTCGGCTGGTCGTTGACCCAGCTCTGCGCATAACCGCGGCTGATTCGCGCTGTCTCTTTGTCTAGTTCACCTAGCTCATTTAGGCAGATGAAGGCACTCGCTTCTGCCTGATACTCAAACTCTCCACGATGGCCTTGATACTGAGCGATCTGATCTGGTGACGTATGGCCGTGCTCAATATGTGAAATCTCGTGCAAGGTAGTGCGCAGTGGATTAGGTGCCAGGGGATTGAGAGCAATCGTCCTTCCCACCGCGTACCCACCGATATTGCCGTTATACGACTCGAATGGCACGCGCTCGATGGCTAGAGCGCCCAGGGCGCGATCTACGCTCCAATGCAGCGGCTCATAGGGAGGAATCTCTTCGCCCTCCGTCTGGCTCAGTGGGAACAGCGCACGCACTACCTTGAAGCGCCGGATCATCTTCTGCTCTTCGTCATCGTTCTTTGACTCAACCTTGACTGCAATTGGCCGCAGGATTGAGAACGCTTTGCTTCCCTTTTGAACTTGTCGGTTTAGTTGGGTCCAGCGTTGGTAAGTGGCTACAGGCTCAGGCGGACAGCCTTGCAGCGCTAGGAAGCCGATATTGCGAGGTGAGTAGTTCCAAAATCTTCGGTACGTCTCACCTGTTGATCCCTCAATCGTGAGCAAACCCTCGAGTAGCTCTCTGTTACTTGGCGTCTCAAGTTTCGGCCGGCTGTTGGTTAGAAGCTCGGTCATACAGTGGCCTCTTTGTAGGCCTTCTGGATCTCGTTGAACCGGTACAACTCACCTCCCTGGTCTGGGTGGTTCTTCAGTAGAAGAGAGCGGTATGCGGCTTTGATCGTCTCGGGACTTGCTGATTGAGATACCTCAAGCACATCCCACCAGGTACGTGACTGGTACGGAGTGACTATGGATGTCGCTGGTAGTGCTTTGAAGCCTCGGAAGGCAGCATTAACCATTTCCTTGGCACCCCAGCGCTCAAGTCCGCGTAGGGCTTCGACGGTCTTGTGAATTGCCCGCATATTCTCGCGGATCGTGTACCACTTATCGCAAGGTATGCACTGATCTTCACCATTGAGCTTGAAGTAGACGGCAACCCCACGGTCATCTGGATCACGTCTTGAGGCATATGGTGCGCCATCGCGACGAAGCGCTACGTTCGTCGATATGACGATGTCTTTTGCACCGAGAAGTTGTAGCTCACGAATTAGGCCGTTCTGTGCTTCATTCTGACTTACCTGAAATTGTGATGTTCGAGGGTGTTGCGTTCGTGGCCAAGCACTGGGCCATTGAAGTGGGTATGCGTCAATCATTCATGTGGTTCCTGTTTAGTTTGATTCTCTATTGCTCGTTGGTCGCATTCAAAGTCCCTTCGGTTCCTGATTAGAGCAACGATGCTCAGTAGGGCAGGGAAGTCTTCAGCGAATTGACCGATTATGTCTAGGTGCTGCTCCACTGTCGCGAGTGCGCTATCACTGAACTTCTCCAGGTCCGCGTAGTCCGTTGACTTGTGAAGCTCTCGCGTCGTGAGCTCAATGGCTACGTCTTGCTTCATTGAACGAAGTTGCCTACTGCTCAGATGTTCAGTGGGACCCATGGCTAGGCATCTTTGCTCTTTTCTTGGGTAAGTTGATTAATGCGGTCACGCATATATTGACCATCATTGTCATCACTATCAAGAAGGTGTGAAGAATGTGGACACCATTTTTTAATGAATAGATTGAAGGCGTCAATGTCGGATGCTTGCGACTGTAATTGGTTCTCGTAGGCGTTGAGGTCTAGTGGTGGATCTATAGCTTCCCTTACTGCCTGAGCTGCCTCTGCGCGTTCTGCTGTAATAGCAGCGTTCCATTCGTTCTGTAAATCTTTCGTGACCTGCGCTGTATGGGAGTTAATATGAGGCAAAAGTATCCTTGCGAGTTGTGAAGCCTTTGTTTTGTCAGCTCCACCAAATCTGGCTATCTCGGCGATTAGTTGTCCGAGTAGGCTATCTTGCTCTAGTTGTACAGCTAGTGGTTCAATTCGTGGCATTCAATGTATCTCCTATTTAGTTGTATTGTGTGGTCCTGGCCTGAATCGATCAGCGCGGTCGTAGCACTATCAGCAGGTAGAGGGTTCCCTCCATGTTTCCTTTAGTTAGTCCGCGCTGATCGATCCAAGCCAGGAAGGCTGTGGAAAACTCCGGGGAATGCGTCGTTTGACAGTTTCCGAAGTTGAGTGCTCTTATTACGTTATTTCGCCAGCATTCGGCACGTTTGTCCACACTGCTGATCTAATGGACTTTTGCGGATTATGTTGTGTAGTTATGCGACGTTTGGCTCCTTGGGGTCAGAACGTCACACAACCTACATTTCAACACTCGACACTATTCCGACAATTCGCGATATGCGATCTAGTCGCTCATGTCAATCTTCCAAAATATGCGGTGTGCGTCACAGACGTAATCGACGTCACTGCCACTCGGAGTGTTTTGCTTAGTGCGCCAGCCTTGCGGTTCGCTGGTGTGATTGTGTCGCTGAGCAATACAGTCAGCTAGTGGCTCTCCGTGAACTTGCCACCCAAGGAACTTGTACCCCTTTGACAAAGCCTCCTGTTCTAGTTCTGATGGCTGGCGATATGGATACTGATTATCATGAAGTGCTTTCACCTCGTCTCCTTTGTGTTTAAATAGTTATATTGATGACTAGCCCTGAATCACTAGACGAAATCCTTTACCTCTCCGAAGAGAAGGGGATGTCAGCTGCTTTCATAAGAGAAGAGCTGAGCCTTCCGATCAGTGAGCGCCAGGTGCAGCGCTTGATCGCAAGTCGCCTAGGTCGTCGTCCAACGCGGGGGAGTGTCAGGCGTGCTGATCCAGTTCGTAGCCGCGTGGTGGCCTATATGGAGATGCAAGGACTGGATCAGTACTATTGCTCGTCTTGTTTGAAACCTCGCTTAGAGCCTGGCTTCATTCGAGCGCTGAATCGTGATCTCAGCCTTGATGTCCTGGTGTTCGTATGTCGTCACTGCTCTGTAGCAAGCGACCGGTAGCTTCTAGCGTCCGAGCATCGTCTTCCAGATCGAATGCTTGATAACCACGGGCTGCGCATCTTCCTGGACGACTTCGATCACTTTCACTGCTGGTCGTCGCTTAGAGATATGACCACCTTTGGCGCCTGCAATACGTGCCAGTTCAGGATTAGTGGCAAATCCACCAGTGTGCCCATTTTGACCACCGATGCGACCTGCTCTGGCGAAGTGTCCTGGATCACGCGCCAGTATCGTCGCTACTGCCTTGCGTGATCCTTCTTTTGTTCCAGTCATCGCTAGACTCGCGCCTTGAAGATTGAACGTCGTGGTGCCTTGTCTTGCTTCGCTTGGATCAGTTTGAGCTGGGCATCCATTCGCTCATGAAGGAACCTAATCGCTGTATCGAACTCATCACGAGTCGGCGCAGCGGCAAGCTTGTCTAGGTCTATAGCTAGCTGTTTCTCCTGTGCTTCGGCAGCCCGCTTAGCGGCGGGGATAAGCACCCCTTTGTAGAATCCTGCATCCTTTGCGTACTCATCAGCCTTGCGCTGTTCAGCCATGGTTGCTCGTAGTTGCTTAGCGGTGACGAACGCTGGCCAGGTCTTGCAACGTGCGACTGCTTGGATAGTTCCAACGCTGACATGGTGCATCTTTGCAATGTCAGCAGATTTATAGCTGTGCCGTTCTTGCGCGTGCCTTATGTCCTGTTTGATCGATAGGAACTTGATGCGCGTGATCTTGGTAGCTCGTGTACGTGACATCTATGCATTCTCCTGGGCGTTCGGCCCGTTAGTTTTTAGCAGTGCAAGCAACTCTGCTCGGCTACCGCTGTTTCGTTTGTTGCACGGCTCACAGAGGCCGTCTTTGTCTACTGATGTAAAGGTGAGACAGGCGATGCACTTGGCATCATTCGGGTACCGCTCGTTGTGTACCAGGTCACGGGCTTCTAGCTCGCGCTCTTGCTCTTCTAGTGACTCTGCTGTGTAGTCCAGATCATCAACGTGCATTAGACGTCTTCCAGAGCTTCGAGCTTGGCGATGGCTTCTGCCGCAGCCTTAGTGGTTGTCAGCTTTGGACCTAACAGCTTTAGCCACTCGACATCTTTGCCCTTTTGCGGTGCCAACTCTTCAATGCGGTCGAACTGTTCTTCTGTGGGTCCATCTGCTACTGGTGCGGCCGGCTGCGTGATAGCTGTTGGACTCTCAGCGTCTGGATCTTCACCCTTCTCACTGATGTTGAACTGGCGCATCAAGTAATACTTCAACGCGGACGTTGCGGCCTTGTTGGTTCCCTTGTCATCAAATGACAGGGCTTCACCTGTCCACGGCACCGTGAACTTGTCGTCAGGTTTGTCTGCATTGACAACATTGAATGAGAAGTCGATGAGCGCGTGATTTCCCTTTGCTCCGTACTTACTCTCTACCTCGTTGCGGCTCTGTTTAGAGGCGACTTGCATACGGGGGACAATCACCACTCCGTACTTCGCAAAGAGGCTTCGGAGCTCGCCTGCAACGGCTGCATACTCGATGAAGGCGTAGCCCTGGTCTTTGTTCGTGCCACCCTTTTTTATGAGGCCTACTTCGCCAGTGATCTTTGCTATCTTCTGGTAGATATTCAGCTGTGGGTAGTCCTTTAGATCAGAGTCGGCCATACATTCGTCCTCAGCGCTGTTGTGAGCGCTTCTCGTACACGTTGACGTGGTGTGGTGAAGTCATGTCGCTTCGGTGTGAATGCGGCTGATTTTGCCTCTGCAATGCTGCGACGCAGGTTGATACGCTCTGTTGTAGCCTTACTCAGTTGGACTCGTTTGCTTTGTAGATGTTTCATGTTGATCTGTTCCCTTTTTTAGTTGTAAGTAGTTCCTTAGTAGTCCCGAACGTACTGGGATGAAGACGTTGCCGTTTCGGAGGATTAGGTTCGCTGCAATTACTGCTGGCGCTACCTTCTTACCCTGGCGGATTGTCTCTTCTCTAGCTGCTTCTGTAAGGACCTGAATAAGTTCTGACTCGAAGCTGTACCCTGGGTTGGCGAGCTTTCGCCCCTTTTTCTTTTTCGGTATCCACCATTTGATTAGTGCCATTGTCGTGTGTCCTTAATGCTTCCCCCTTAGAAAATGTTGTTAATGTGATGCAGACTAATCGCTGTCGAACCAATCAATTGATGTTCCGCTTTTGTCTGGGTCGTATTATGAGCTTGAGAGCTTTAATAGTCAAGTGTATTAATGATTGAATACACTAGGCTATGTGGATAACTCGAAGTAGTGCGTCTGAGTCATCTGTCGTGGTGTGTAAATGGCTGTGTGGCTGTTGTGGCATTCGGCCCACACCAGATTCCCGTAATCACGGGGCGCGGCGGCAGTTTGACACGCGTACTTCGTTGCTACATAGTGACTCACATGTTCATACTTGATCGTGACCGTCAAATTGTCCTGTCTATTGCCCAGTTCGGACAGCTACCATCAGGCCACATTAAAGTCATGCACTTCAACAGTCATAAGTCAGTCACTCCTATGTACCGCGCCTTAGACCGTCTCGTGGCCTTCCGCTATATCAAACGACTAGAGCGTCGTCCTATAGGTGGGAACGGCTCAGGGAGTGGTCAATACGTCTATCAGCTGGGGAGCGCGGGCTGGGCGCTGAGCGGGCGAGAGGGTAGGTACTGGCCTACTAGGTCGGTCAATCACCACACCATAGGAATTGCCGACGCCTACCTTGAACTGCTGTACCTACAGCACCAGGGGAGACTGACTATAGATACAGTCACCACTGAGCCTGATACCTGGCGAGTGATCGCGGGAGCTGACCTGCGACCTGACCTACATGTTGAGGTATCTGACATTGGTCGTCAACGCTATTTGAGTCTCTGGCTAGAGATTGACTTAGGCACGGAACGAGAAAGCGCCATCAAGGACAAGCTGGCTCGATATCTCCATGCCTTTGAGAATGCGGATAGCGAGACGCTTCCAGTCTTTCCGCTGGTTGTATTCATAGCGCCAGACGATGCACGAGCGCGTTGGTTGCGTTCGGTAGTTGAACGTGGGCCGAAAGACGCGCAGGCTTTGTTCCTCGTTTCTACGATGTCTGAGTTTGCGCCTTTGATATTCTCTTAAGTTGTTTTAACCACTACGGAATATACTTGCTTATTAAAGGTGTTGAGCGCATAATACCTATATAACTAAACAAGGTCAAACTTATGAACACAATTGAACTCAACGGCGCGAATCCAGAGGCAATCGCAGAACTAATCGGTGGCACTCTAATCATGGTAGATGCCACTGCCGACACTGCGATGATAGCTGGCGGTGATCTCAACAAGTTAGAGGTCGCGTAATGTTCGGCAATGACTTTTACCCCACGCCGATAGAACTCATCGACAAGATGCGACGAGCCGTTGACATGAATAGAGTCCGCACTATCCTTGAGCCATCGGCAGGCCGCGGTGATATTGTCGAGCGTATAGCTGCTATGGACGGGGTATCCTCTCGCAACGGTGAACCGACGCACGCTATAGATACCATTGAACTAGATGAAGAACTTTGCATGATATTGACTGGCAAAGGATATAAGCCAATTGCCCGTGACTTCCTGAAGTTCAACACTTATGGGTCATATGACTTAATAGTCATGAACCCCCCATTTTCAGATGGTGACGCCCACCTCATCAAAGCGATTAACATGCAGCGGCGCGGCGGCCAAGTGGCTTGCTTATTGAATGCCGAAACACTGCGGAACCCGTACACGAACCAACGTAAAGAGCTTGCGTCACTCATCAAGAAATATCAAGGCACGGTTGAATACATGGGCAATGCCTTTGGAACAGCTGATCGAACGACAAAAGTTGAGACGGCGCTTGTGTATATCAACATTGAACCAATGACTGCGCCCAGTGACATACTCAAGAACCTTGCAGAGGCTGAAGTCTTAGAGCGCCAAGAAGAACAGAGCGCAACTGACCTAGTCGATGGCGACTATACAACAGGAGCGGTGCGTCGCTATGAGATCGAGATGAAGGCGGGACTTAAGCTCATTGATGAATACCAGGCATTGAAGCCACTTCTAAGCCGGAGCTTCTCTGGTGATAAACATCCGATTCTTGAGCTAACAATCGGGCGTGAAGCCTTCACTAATATTCGTGACGAGTTCGTGAAGGCCATGCGCATCAAGTACTGGAGTGAATTATTCCAGTCCAGCGAGTTCACCAAAATATTTACCTCGACAACTCGTGACGCCTATCACAAGCAGATCAAAGACCTAGAACGATATGAAGTGACAACAGCAAACATCAAACAAATGCAGCTGGAAATTTCGCAGTCAATGATAGGAAATTTAGATGAGTCAATTGTTTACCTCTTCGACGAGTTCTCAAGCCACTACTATGACGAGCAATCAAACAACATCCACTACTACAACGGATGGAAGACCAACAAAGCGTACATCATCAATAAGAAGGTCATTACCCGGCTCAATGCGTACTCAGGCTGGAATGGTTGCAATCCCTCAGAGTGGCAAGTGGTCCAGAAGCTGGAGGACATCGAAAAGGTATTCGCCTATCTCGATGGGAAGATCTCGAAGGACATGGATGAGCTGAGGGCAACGCTTGTATCTGCTACCAACTCCCAAGAAAGCCGCGGCATCGTTACTAAATACTTCACCGTCGACTTCTACAAGAAGGGGACAACACACATCACCTTCACGCGCCCTGACTTGTTGAAGAAGTTCAACCTCATTGGATCGCAGCGCAAAGGTTGGCTTCCACCTACCTATGGCAAGAAGGCCTACACCGATCTAGGCGAAGAGGATCGTGACCTGGTTGATGAGTTTGAAGGTAAAGCGTCCTACGCAGAGACAGTGGCTAATACCGAGTTCTACACAGACCGGCCACAGCTAGGTACAGTACGTCTCGGCCTTATAGCGTGATCGTGAACACAGTGACAGGGGAGATCGTTGACCTCTCAAAGCTTAGGAGATCCCCCAGGCGAATAGTCCATAGGGTTGCACGGCGTCCAGTTGTTCGGAATTACCGAACTACTGCCAGGAACGATGACACAGGCGTATGGCTCGGGATACTTGCTCTCCTGGTCGCCTCTATGGCACTCATCAGATAAAGAAGAACCCCGCTACTTGGCGGGGTTTATTTCTTCTGGCAGTGAGGTTGAAGGACGCCGCCTGCGAGGGGGTTGGCCTTTCATTCTCTCGACTAATTGTGACAGATAGCGGATCTTTTTCCTATCCTCTTCACGGTCAGCATCAATGGCGCTTTGTGGTCGGGGGAATACTAGATCCGGCACGTCGATAACTCTGAACAGTGATTGTTTGTTTTGCCCATTCTTCATGTCCCGCATTATGCGGTGTCGTAACAGATTTGCATAGAGTGAAGTGCGGGAGTTATCCACTTAACGTCACAATTGCACAGTGATTGAGCATTGACTTAATCTGTGACTTTCCGCATACTTCAGTCATAACCGTTTGCCATTCTCTACTGTTTGGCATTCGGCTGATATAAGTAGGCAAAAGAAAAGCCCCGATTGCTCGGAGCCTCTAATGCCATTCTCTACTGCTCTTATTTTAACAGTTTTGAAATCTTATGCAACACCCGTGGGGAGCTTTCGACTAGGTAGGTCAGGATGCGGGTATAAACAAATGACTGAATATCTAGCTCAACGTTTTCGGCTACCGTAAAGCCTGCTTTGTACTGATGAACTGTACCTTCACAATTCGGATCAGCGTTATATACGGCACGGGGGTAAAACCCTACTTGTATCTCCTTAGGTACTTGTTTAGCTCGGGGTCTTATGGCACTACACCACGGTGGACCGAGAGGCACATAAGGCTCCCGTGCTGTCTATAACGATTGAAGGTAACTGTGAGCCAGTGTCTTGAAGTCTATACGAGTCTGAAAGCATGCAAGTGATAGAACAGGCACCCTCGGTTATGGAGATTGCAACCTGACATCGAGAGACTAACCATCGGTGCTGGCACTGGCTCTCACATACCTTCAATACCTATACATGTTTAATATGTTCTGTTGATACGTTAAAGAATCTTCAAAACAATAACATGAGGGGGGAGTTAGTAATCAAGCTAACCCTGATCCAACCGAACTGCTACACCTCACTCAGGGAATGCTTGAATATCAACTCCCCGCGCTTACGCTGCGGTTTAGGGGTTTGTTTGCGTTGGTCCAAAGTACACGAAGTTGTGTTTTTTAGATGCGCGCAGCTCCCGTCGGTCGAAAGTCTAAGAGAACAGGTGAAGTGTTGCAATGTCCCATCTCAGCGGCTAGCTAGGGAAGGGGGGCTTATGATTTAGGGAAGGTATACAGAAGGAGACCTCATGACCCTGATCGGATCTGCGCTACTGAATGGAAAGTGGGTCAAGTTAACGAGCCATGGCTACTCATTTATTGTCACTATCTCCTACGCAGGTTTTATTGAGCATGACGTATTTAGTGCTGATGGCACTCATGGTTTAACTGGAACAGTCCAGATTGACATTGATGAAGATGAAACAGTTGCCCGACTAAGCTCTAATGGATATATCTCTATTGTCCGGGGGAGTAAAAATGAGTTGATTGGGGTGGAAACGTCTGAGACTAACCCAATGCATTCAGTCGAGGTCCGATATTTTCGTTATTCATTCTAGTAAGGTCCTCAATGCGTTTTCTAAAGTACACGAATCCGTGTTGTTTAGAATTGACGGACTAAACGGGATCAATCATATTTGAGACATGATCCCACTACCCGCACGAGTCTATAAATCCTTCTTCGGCTACGTCATTATCGCCGTCGCTTCTGCCTCGACGCTCGGGCTTGTATACGTCGGCCTGGTATCGCTCATTGAAAGCGGCACCGTTGATCCCTACCTTGTCTTCTGGATCGCCGTAGTCGCCGTGCTATCAATCGTGACGGTTGCCATCATCCAAACATGGGTCTACAGCCTTAGCTACATAGAACTCAACTCAGACGGCATTGTCATTAAGAACTGGATCACACTATTCGTTAGCAAGGATGAGAAGTTCGAGTGGGTGCGTGTCTCGCGCTCGACTGCTGCTAAAGGCGGCATCTTTGGCCAGGTATTGAATTACGGGGCCATCAGCATTGAGACAAACGGTGGATCGGTCCAGGCGAAGATAACGATGGTCCCTAAGCCTGAGTACTGGCAAGACCAGATAAACCTCAAGGCGGATCAAGCAACTATTGACGGCTCTAATTAGTAGCGAAATGTCTTGACTTTTCAATCAGGTAAGCGCATAGTAACGCCACAACTAAACAAGGAACATCAATGTGCTCGATAATAACCCAGATACTACATTCAAACCACTACACGTCATAGGTGCAATCTTTGCTGTCCTTATCGTGCTTGGTGGTATTGCAGTTCTCATCACGAACTACATCGCCCAGGTCAATGCGCCCACACCGATTACACAAACAATCGCACCAGCTGAGCAATCTAAAGAACTCACGAAAGCGGCCGCAGTAGAAGCCGTGCAAGCCGTCGATGCGCCAAGTGTTGATACAGCAGCCACCTCACCCGCGCCTGTCGCACCTGAAGCCCCAGCAGCTACCCTACAGCCGGCCTTTGCCTATGCAGCCGAGATGAGTGCAGCTGGTATTGCTCCTGCTGACCAGAGCTATGTAACTGACATGGTCCTAGGCGATCACGGTTGGCGCACTGTTGGACCTGGTCTTTGGAAGTATGCAACTCGCAACGCCTCAGAAGGACTCTTTTGGAACCTTCAGCGCGTCGACCACTACGTTGCTATCAACTACGGGTCATGGGCAGCAGCTCACGATGCATGGGTGAGTGGGGGTGACTTCTAATGCGTGAGATCAAGTTCCGCGCGTGGGACAAAGTGAATAGAGCGGTTTATGAAGTCGTATCAGTTGCGTGGAGCTATGGAGACATCCTACGTAAACACAGCGATTCCCGCATTAGAGGTGACTGGGTGCCAGAAAAGATCGTTGTTGTACTAAACAATGGAAGAGCGCGTACCTTCGACTATAGAGATACCTCTAATATGCCGCGTGGATATACGACACGTGATATTCGTGACCTTAAGTTACTCCAATACACCGGACTTAAAGACAAGAACGGTGTGAAGATATACGAAGGCGATGTTGTTATGAAGCAAGGCGGTAAGCGCGGCAAAATCTTCTTCTATGCTGCCGGATTCTTCTGGGAGAACAGAGACACCACTATGACTCCTCTCGCTGAGTTCGGCTTTGGCACAGGTATGCACTACGAGGTAATAGGAAACCTCTATGAGTCACCGGAGCTACTGAAGTGAGTACTCTTTCCCAACTGATTCAACTTTGCAAATGCGGTGTCACGGTTGAAGTGAACGAGCACAGGAACTATTACGAGAGTGCGGAGAATTATCTATCCCGTTGGAATGATGAGGACATTGTGCCTGAGATGCGACGTCGGATGATCGCCTCGAACACCATCGCTCAGGTGCAGTTTTACCCACACACCGCAGTCGGCTTCTACGTCCTATTCGGCATCGATGTTGATGCCGTTCTTACTGAAGCACTTGAACTTGCCGAAGAGATCGCATCATGAGCGAGCACCTACCAACACCAGAAGAGAACGGTCAGCCTGACGTCTCGAAGATGGCCGAGTCGGAACTAATCGACATCATTGCGGACATCTCAACAGCTCTCACTCCGCTTGGTTCGGATGCCTTTGATGAGTACATGCGACGTAGAGGCGAAGTGCTCAATCGCGCCATTGCAGAACAGAGCGACAAGCAGATTGAGGACCAGGAATGACGCAGAGGACGTACTTTTCAGGCGTCCTACATGTCAAAGAGTGAGGTCTTACCTGTCGGTAGTTTTTGTTTCTTAGCTTCAATGTATGGAGAAAGTGTCGGCGGCATTTGAGGACGCTTCCCGCTCAGTAGCTCTGCGATGGTGATGTGTTGCAACAGTGGATACTGCTGACCGTTCGCAGGGTGAGTGAAGACTCCACCGTGATCAATCGCGTCTTTGACGCCGCGTGTGGGATCAGTCAATGAGACGAGTATCCCCATTTGCGCCTTTTGTGTTTCGACCGTCCCTTTGAGGTCGCGCACCATTGCGGGGTTAAGGGTCTTACCGCCCTTGACAGAAACCAGAACTTTACCGATCTTGCCACCACCGTCGAGTGGGAAACGTGCAACTCCGTCGATGCCCTTATCGCCGACCTGTTTCTGATTCGGTTCGGCGCGCACCAATGAAACAGCCCAACGCTCGAACTCAAATGGAGACCGTTCAAACAGCGCATGGGCACTGAATACATCCTTTGGAATGCCGTTCAGCTCAAACGTATCGATGATGTCGTCGCCGTAGGTATGTTGTAACCGCTTCACGATGAGGTCGACAGCGATGTAGGTGACGTCAATGCCAATCCACTGTCGATCAAAGCGCTGCGCAGCGTCCACAGCTGTGCCACATCCGCAGAAGGGGTCAAGAACAACGTCGCCAGGATTCGTACTGCTCTTGATAATCCGTTCAAGCAATGAGACAGGCTTTTGGGTTGGATAGCCCAACCGCTCCGGACTTGTGCCACCGAGGCTCACGATATCGTTCCAGACATCTTGAACTGGCACACCAAGACCCTCATCGAGGTAGTTCTTCATGCGCAACCGTCCGCCGTCTTTGGCAGGATAGTGAAGCTTCCGCTTGGTATCTAGGTCAGCCATCTTCCCTGGCTCTACCTTCCAGCCGTTAGCCGGTGGCTGATAGGTAATTCCGTTAGAGGCAGTATATGGATACGTCAGGTTCGGCCGGGGATTGGGGCTAGCGAGGTTTTGCTCCATCCAGCGCCGTCCATCTGTGTCCTCAAAGCGAAACCTCTGTTTGATGTACGCCTCGTCGTACTCGATGTATTGCTTATTGAATGTTGGGTTCTTGCCTTTGGAGTAGAACAAGATGGTGTCATGAACAGCGCCGTAGCCCTTGGCGTCGTTGTGAGATCCGTAGCGCCGCCAGACAATCTCCGACCGAAACTTGTCAGGGTCAAAAATAGCGTCGAGCAGTATCTTCAAGTAGTGGCTCATGGTGGGGTCGCAGTGCAAATACAGCGATCCAGTCTTCTTGAGTACACGGTGTAGCTCAACAAGTCGTGGGGCCATATTGACGAGGTAGGCCATCGCGTCGTTCTCACCTAGCAACGTCCGGAACGCTGATAGGGCATCGACTACCTTGCCGGGACCTGTAGCAACAAAATCGTTGTATTGACTCTCTGTGGCGTGCGTCCACGTCCATGTGTCCTCAAACGCTTCAATCTGCGCAGAGTTATCGTCATCAGTCCGCCCATTGCGAGAGAAGATGACTGAGTAGTTGCGGTTGGAGTTGAACGGTGGATCAAGGTACACCAGGTCGACTGACTCGTCTTTGATGTACTGCTTCAAGACGACGAGATTGTCACCGAAGTAAAGTTCGTTCTTCCCCATGGACTCAGGATAGCTGAGCGCTCGTGGGCTACTGGTACGGCCTGGCCGCGGAACACCACTCTCACTCTGCAAGACAATCCCGAACCGTGGAAGAAGCTTGCACCGCGGGTCGGACGCAAATTTTCATCTGATGCTTGCTCTACCTTTGGGGTATGGATCTTGGGTGGTTTGGCGCATGGTGGATTACACAGAGCTGGGGCACTGTTGCTGATTGGGTGACCGGACTGCTGACGGCTCTCACGCTGTGGCTTGGTTTCTCTATCTTGGCGAGTGATAGGAAGCGAGAAAAGCAACGTCTGGCAAATCGCTTTATGACTCACGCGATGCTAGGTGCGAAAGCAAGCTCGGGAAAACCTCAGACCTGGTTCATAGAGGTACGTGCGTTCAATGGTGGGGATATGCCGATCAATGAAGTGCTTGTATCGATGCCGTATCACCCTGTCGAATTTATGGTCGACACGTTTCGAGCAGGCATGAATGTTGAGCCGATAGCTCCACAAGAAACGCTGAAACGTACATTTGACTTCGCTGATAGCCCAGTTAATAAGGGTCTAATGATTGCCTTCTATGATGCTGATGGTATTAAATGGCATCGAGATTTGCTCAAAGGGAATTATCTGTCAAAGCGGGAAGTGAAACGCTATAGCAAGCCTGTGACTCCCTGGTACTTGAAAATATTCAAACTCCGGAAATTGATTGTTCGCTAAGTCTCCCTTTCATATTGCATGGTTTTATGCATAAATAGACACAACATATGGCCGACAAAGAAACACCAGTAGAAGCACAACTAGAAAAACACCCAGGCGGTCGTCCTTTAGCTTTTGCAACTGTTGGAGAACTAAAACAGGCTGTCGATTCGTACTTCAACAAGTGCGACCCTCATACAGAAATGCGACAGGTGGAAGCAGGTGTAAATCAAGCTGGTGAGACCATTTGGCAACGCCGCGAGATCATGACTGAACAACGTCCATACACGATGTCCGGATTGGCTCGCCATCTCGAAATTGATCGCAAAACCCTTCTCAATTACAAGAAAATAGAACAGTATTTCCCCACGGTGGAAGCTGCTAGAGAGCGTGTACACGAGTTCGCAGAAGAGCAGCTGTATGGGAAGAGCGCTGGCGGTGCTCAGTTCGTGTTGAAAAACAACTTTGACTGGAAAGACCGCAGCGAAGTCGATCTAACAACTAAAGACCAGCCACTCGCAATGGTGGAGTTTATTGGCGGTGGATCAACGACCAACAGTCAAGATCCAGTTTCTTAACGAGTTTCGTGAGCTCTTCAATGAAGCCTGGCGAAACATCGTCTTCTACGGTGGGCGTGGCTCCGGCAAGTCGAAGCACGTAGCTCTAGCTCTCATACTTCGCGGCCGGCAGAAGCGCTTACGCATCCTCTGTACGCGTGAGATCCAGAACACCATTAGCGACTCTGTTCACAAGTTGCTGCGCGACATTATTGATGAGAACGGTTTCACCGACTATGAGGTGACCGACAAGCTCATTCGTAACAGGGTCACAGACACTGAATTCCTATTCGCTGGCCTTCGGCACAACGTCAACGAGATCAAGTCGATGGAAGGTATCGACATCGCCTGGGTAGAAGAAGCCCAGAGCATCAGCGACGCCAGTCTGAAGGTCCTAGCGCCGACTATCCGTAAAAAGGGTAGCCAGCTGATCTTCACTTTCAACCGTTTCAAAGAGCTGGACCCTGTGTATGTGCGCTACGTACTGAAGAAGCCAGCAAAGACATACAGCGCCCAGGTGAATTATGACGTTCTGGACCGCGCAGGGCTCTTCCCTGACACGCTGCGGCTTGAGATGGAAGAAGATCGCAAAGACCCAGCTGCGTTCGCGCACGTGTGGCTAGGTGAGCCAGTAAACCAGGCAGACAACGCGATCATCAGCCGTACAGCCGTGCTCGAAGCGATGGATCGAAACGTAGATGATGAAGGGGCGGTCCAGGTCGGCGTCGACGTTGCTCGTATGGGTGATGACCGCACCGTGTTCAAGAAGCGCAAGGGACTCAAGCTGGTTGACAGCGCATCACATACCCACCTACGGACCACTGAAGTCTGCGACGAGCTGGAAGTCTTCGTTGGATTTCAAAAAGCCTCCCTTCCAGACGGCGGCCCGAACCCGGATGCGGTGTTGATCAAGATTGACGACACGGGTGTTGGTGGGGGAGTGACTGACGAGATGATCCTGCGCGGCTACTGGGTTATGCCGATCAACTTTGGTTCAATGTCATCAGACCCGGATAAATACCCCAACCTCATCAGCGAGATGTGGTTCTATCTAGCGACGATCATGCCGACGATCGACCTTCCGCTAAGCGACGGGCTTTTAGGTGAGCTGACAAGCCGTCTTTGGAAGATGGACACCAAAGGGCGCCGCGGTGTTGAGAGCAAGGGCGACTATAAAAAGCGCGGGATGCGATCACCTGATGAGGCTGATGCAACGATTCTCGCCTTCTATGAAGCCAATATCGAGTTCGTCTATGAAGCCTCTGTCGACCACGATGAGCACGATGATGAACCTACTCCGACATTTGGCGGGTCATTGTTAAATAAAAGGTTCTAGTTTAAATTAGTGATAAATGGCAAGTAAGACTAAGAACTCCAACCAAAGGATATCGCCCGAGATAGGCGATACTGGTGTTCAGATCTTTAATGGCATCATCACAGGCGAAGAGTACAACCCTGATCTATCTGGCAAACGGGGGATAAAGATCTGGAACGAGATGCGCGATGGTGATGCATCTGTAAAGGCTTCACTCAAGGCTATCAATGAGCCGATTAAGGCCCTGCCGTGGTTCATTACGCCAGCATCTAACGAGCAGGTCGACCTAGACGCCGCAGAGCTTGCAGAGCGAGTCATATTCACAGTGCTGCGTTTCAAGACTTCGCTGGGCGAAATCCTCACATGCCTACCTTTCGGCCACTCGGTCCAAGAGAAGGTACTTGGTGTTGTGGAACTAGATGGCGTAGAGCGTGTTGTATTCACCAAGCTCTCATTTCGAAAGCAAATCAGTATCAGCTCTTGGGAGACGTTGGAGCACACGCCAGGCATTACTCAAATCACGAGCGGTGGGAAGTTTAAATCGATCCCACTAGAGAACCTCGTCGTCTACACAAACGAGCAGGAGGGCGACAACTACGCGGGCAAGAGCATCCTTCGTCCTGCCTATAAGCACTGGTTCTATAAGGACAAGATTTACCAAATTGATGCGATCGGTTCAGAGCGACAGTCTCTCGGCGTCGTGAAGATCAAGCACCCTAAGAATGCGACTCCAAAGGAACTGAACGCAGCACACGACGCTGCTCGCAACCTACGCGCAAATGAAGAAGCCTTCATCGATGAACCAGACGGCTGGGACATCAACTTCATGGATATGCAGGCGAAGACGCTCAAAGACAACGAGCCATCGATCAATCACCACGACCGTCAGATCGCAAAGAACGTCCTGGCGACCTTCATGGACCTTGGTGCTACGAGCGGCAGTGGGTCCAGGGCTGTTGGTGGTACTCAGATGCAGTTGTTCGAGATGGCTGTTCAGTCGGTAGCAGACACAATCGCTGACACCTTCAACCAGTACGTAATGAAGGATTTAATCGACCTTAACTTCAACGTCACTGACTACCCGAAGCTCACGCCTGGTCGAGTAACGAAAGAGAACCTTCCCGAGATCGCAGCTGCATTCAAGGTCTTCGTTGACGCAGGAGCCATTACCCCTACTGAAGAAGATGAAGCACACATCCGCAACCTGATCCGTTTCCCTGACATGCCTGATGGCGGCCAAGCGGAGAAGACGAGTGTCAAGAAGACCACTCCAAAGAAACAACCAGGAGACAACGGTGATACGACAAATGAAGCCCTCACGAAAGCAAAACAGGCTCACGCTGAGCTAACGAGGGTCCTCTATGGCGACGCGACAAGAGCTGCTTAGCGCCCGCGAAGATCTGCACGTACACATCCACGCTGCGGAGGATTGGCAAGAGAGCTACAAGGCGAGTCCTAATACGTTTGTTCAACTACTGCGCCTCGAGGCCGCGTTAGAGAGCGCTGCAGGGGAGTACTTGCTTGGCCTGGCGACTCGTTCGCTTGGCTACGTTGATTGGTCCCGTCTACCTGACCCCATCAAGGCTGATGCTGGTCCCGTGGTCAACAATGATGACCCGGCTTGGAAAGAAGAGCAGGTCATACTCACGGCCGCGGTCCTCTCGACCATCACTGAACTAATCACCACCGGCGCCGAAGCTGGTGAGTACGTCTACAAGATCCCCGCCGGCTACACGTCTTTAGACGAAGCGATCATGGAAGCAGCTCGCAATCACGTAGGTGGTTTGGTCAAAGGTGTCACCGAGACGACACGGAAGCTCATACGCGAGTCTGTAGCCACCAGCATCGCAATGGGAGAAGACCTCAGCGCGTCTAAAGCCCGTCTCATGAAGATCATGAACAATCCGGTGCGTGCCGAGATGATCGCAGCTACAGAGTCTGTGAACGCCTACCAGACAGGGCTGTACCACTACGCCAAAACGACAGGCGCGAAGAAGAAGACATGGGATGGGCTGAGAGGCGCATGCAATCTGTGCTTCCCGCTCATCGGTAAGACCATTGGCATTGATGAACTATTCGATGTCGGCAATGGTACTAAAGCCCTATTCCCAGCGATTCATATCCGTGATCGCTGCGGTGTTATCTATATTTACTAAATCTTATTGACATACATACCTGCATGGTTCAAATTATGCAGTAGATGAACACACGACTAATTACACACGTAAAGATCTCAGCGGACGCAAATGGTGATCTACCTAAGTCGGTTGTACTACTTAAAGCCGGTAGCTGGAACACTCCATGGCACGGCGACTTCGAACACACTGAATCTGACATCCAGGAGTACGTGAACAACGCGAAGGCGGGCGTTGGACTCCCGGAGGACGACCCTCGCATCGTCATCAACTACAGCCATAAGGGTGCAGAGAAGGCAGCGGGATGGATCAGTCCTTCAACGCTGCGCGCTGAGATCGTTGATGGAATCCTGTCCGTTGTTGGTGATCCTGAATGGACACCAGCTGGAATTCAGGCCCTAAAAGACAAGGAATTCTGCTACATCTCTCCAGAGTTCAACCCACGTGCACTGCCGTGGGAGGACCCAGAGCAAGAGTGGCACTTCGTGGCCAACGTCCTTACGGGCGCAGGGCTCACGAATATCCCACTGTTCAAGAAGCTCAAGAAGGTTTCGGCCTCTGAGCGACCGGCCAGTAATAAACCAAATGAAGGAGAACCTATGACGTTCAAACTAGAAGAAGTACGCGTACTCAAAGCAGACGCACTAAACACCGAACAAAAAGCATTCTTGGTCGAGCACAAAAATGAACTCACTAAAGAAGAGCGCAAAGAGTTCGGCATCAAAGCTGACGCAAAGCCTGTGGCAGCAAGTGTCACTGGCCAGGTCATGATCACAGCCAGTGAGCTGAGCCAACTGAAGGCAGACGCAGCACAGGGCGTCATCGCAGCTCAAAGACTCGAACGCAACGAAGCAAGCTCATTCGTGAGCGATCAGATCAAAGCTGGCCGTGTAAAGAGTGGTGAGAAAGAAAGCACCATCGACATGTTGATGGCAGCTGACGAAGGTACTCGCGCAACCATGAAGACCTTCATTGAGAAGCTTCCTGAGAACAAAGCGATCAACGCAGAAGCGCTTGGTGATGGTGGTGAAGCGGCAGCCGCAACTGCTAGCGACGAGCTCAATGTAGAAGCAGACAAGGTCGTCGCTAGTTCAAATGGCAAGACTCGCTACAGCGAAGCGGTCAAACAAGTTCTCGCATCAAACAAAGAACTTCGTACTCGCGTAGACGCGGAACGAAAGTAATAAGGAAGGAATCACATGACCACATTTCGACAAGGTAACTATGACAGCCGACAAGCTGGTGTAGACCTCACAACAAAGCAGTATTACGTCGCTAAAACCGACGCACTTGGCCAGTACATCGTTGCTGCATCCGCTTCTGACAACCTCCGCGGCGTTTTTTCGAATGCAGCAAAGATCACTGAAACGGCAGAGGTCGCCAATCTCAATGGCACAGGTTCGTTCAAGGTGATCCTTGGAGCAACAGTCCTGAAGGACGCATACCTAACCTCTGATGCGAACGGTAAAGCAGTAACAGCGGTCCAGACAGCAGCCGGTGCTCAACCAGTAGTTCGTGTATTCGGTCGAGCACGTACAGCGGGAGTACTAAACGACATTGTCGAATACGACAAGCTCTCGATCTTGTACTAACAGCAATTCATAATTTAATAAGGAATAACTCAATATGGCTAACGGACCTTCATACATTGACCCAGTTCTCACGAATCTGAGCCAGAAATACACAAACGAATCTGAGGACTTTATCGCTCGGAAATTGTTCCCAGTGATTACAGTTCCAAAACCTAGTGGTAAGTACTGGGCATACAACAAAGATAACCTTCGTGCTGGTGGAACAAACATCGACCTACGAACTGGTCGCAGCAAGACATCTGAAGTCACCTTCGGTAAGTCTCTTAAAGACTTCGGTCCTCTTCAAGAGCACGCACTGAAAGACTTCATTAGCAAAGACGAACTTGCATTCGTCGATTCACCACTCGACATCGAGACTGACTCTGTCGAGAACCTAAACGAGATCATGACCCTTGCTGAAGAAATCAGCCTGGCAACGATGCTCCGTGACATCACGATCGTCACGAACAACATCACCCTATCTGGAACGAGTCAATTCAGCGACTACGTGAACTCTGATCCATTCACAACGATCAAGAACCGTGTGATCGCGCAGCGCAACAGCTCATTCAAACGACCAAACACCATTGCCTTCGGTTGGGACGTGTGGCTTCAACTTGTTGACCACCCAAAGCTTCTCGCTCGCATCCAGTACAACCGCGACGGTGTGCTCTTACCTGCCGACCTAGTGAAGTTGTTTAGTCCCTACGGGATTACTCAAGTATTCATCGGTGCAGCAATGTACGACGCCACTACAGAAGGTCAAACTGGAACGCCAACATCTGTCTGGGGCAAGGACATCATCATCGGATATGTCACTTCAACTCCATCATTACGCGCAGTAAATGGTGGCTATACGCTCCAACTTCGTGAAGGCAAATATGTGGACAAATGGTTTGAGACAGACCCCAAGGGTGAGTACGTCCGAAATAACGACTACTACGACCAAATGCTCTTTGCCAGCGAACTATTCTCGCTAATCAAGAACGCGGTGCTCTAATGGTAGCGATTACAGCCCTATCAGCCATCCTGCACGATGGTGAGACGTATGCAGAAGGTGACAGCCTCGAAGTCACAGCCGACGAAGCAGCAGCGCTAGTTGAGGCTCAAGTGGCCTCAACCGGTCGCCAAGCCCAGGAAGCTGAAGTCGTTGCACCTAAGCCACCAACCATAAAGGAAAAGATCGAAGCAGCTGAAGCTGAAGGCCTAACCCTTGATGTGACTGGTCTAAGGACACACGCAGAGATCGATGCTGCTATCGAAGCAGCTCGCACACCTGAAGTAGAGGAACCAGTTGTGGAAGTCCAAACTGAGACTCCAACTGAACCACCTGTAGTAACTGAATAAACTCAGGTCATCAAAAGCCTTAAGAGCACTCCACGACGGGGTGCTCTTTTTAATTATTGGTGATGGCCTCATTCACCTTAACAAATTTCGGCTCGGTCTTTACATTTCCGGCCTGTTCATTCATATTCAGGTCAGATATGAGCGGCATCTACAACTTCACCATCGAACAAGGAATCACTTTCATCAAGACGGTGACTTGGAAAGATATAGACGGCTCACCAATCGATATGACGGGTATGGAAGCGAAGTGTGCAATCCGTACTCGTGATGGTGTTGCGATCGCTGAACCAAGCTGCATGGTGAACGGCGTTGCTGGCGAGATCGTGATCGGCCTCACACACATCTCAACTGCTGAACTTGATTTTGGCACCGCTGTGTATGACCTCGATATTCTCCAAGGTGGAGTGCCGATCAAGCGGCTACTGAGAGGAACGGTAACACTGTGTAAGGACATCCTAGATGTCTGATCTGCTCGAGATTACTGAAGACCTCACGATGGTCACTACGGATGACAAGCAAGTAGAAGTTGTCTCAGTTGGGACTCAAGGACCATCCGGCCCTAGCTACCAAGTGAACGTCAAAGACTTTGGCGCTTACGGAGACGGTATAACTGATGACACAGCAGCTATACAAGCTGCGATCAACTCACTCACAATGGGTGGTTGTGTCACGATACCTGCCGGAACCTACATCGTTGATCCTGCGGTCAGCATCAACCTCGTATCTGATACAACCATAGAAGGCTCTGGTAGGGCCACAATTCTGAAAATCAAGGCTAACTCAAACGTCCTCAATAACCTTGTTAAAGCCGAAAGCGTATCGCGGGTCACCATTCGAAACCTCGTGATCGATGGAAACAATGCCAACCAGAATGCAAGTGACTCTATAGCCGTGCACTACGGCGTCTATCTTGCTCACTCAAACGATAGTCGCGTCGAGAATGTCTACGTCCACCACACGACAGGCGTTGGTATTCATATCTACGACAGCACAGGCACGGTCATTAGAGGCTGTGAAAGCTCGTATAACCGCTACCACGGCTTTGAGTGTGAACAAGATACGTCAACTATCTGGCAAGGCAACCGCGGACATCACAACACGCGTCACGGTATATTTGTCAGTCCTGGTGAGGTAGGTGGCACAGGTTCCATTGGAAATATCATCAACGGCAATAGTTTTGACCATAACCTGAGCTACGGTATTGCTTTTGGAATCGACGCAGCTGGTGGATCGATTGGTCTGACGAAGAACAACTCTATTACCAACAACTCTATTATTGGCAACGCTGAATATGGCGTTTCTATTTACAGAGTGAATGATGTGCTAATGAGCAATAACATCATCGGGCTCAACGGCTTCTTTGGTCTGTACTTATATCGGGCTGAGCGTAACCAAATCACTAGTAACCGCTTCTACAATGACTCACAGGCGAGTAATGGTGCTTACGACGAGATGCTGCTGGAAGGTGCTAATGACGGCCAAGCTTCCCAACATAACCTGATTGCCAACAATTTCATTCTTATCGATAGTGCGAAAAAAGCCAACTGGGCTATCCGAGAAGCAACAGCTAACGACGGCGCAAACGTCATCAAGAATAACTACATTCCAAATGCTGGTGTATCGGGCAAGGTATTGGCTCAGCACGTGAATACTGCCTATGAACTACTTAGTGACACCCCGAAAGAAAATACTTCGAGCCTCAAGACTTTCGATGACGGAATCATCATTGCACCAGGCGCAACACTCCCCGGCGCGACGATGGGACTTGATGCTCCATTTGGTGACGCCGTGCTTCGAATGTTTAGCGACCAACATGGCCTTCAGTTCGTGGCTCCCAATGGGGCACTCGACATGTATATCGGCGGTGTCAACATGCTCAGCGTCACTGGGGCAAAAGCAACTGCCCAGAAGTTACGTATTCAGTCACCAAATGTTCCGACATCGGCCACATCAGCAGGGGATGCAGGTGACGTGGCTTGGAATGCAAGCTACATCTTCATCTGCATAGCAACTAACACATGGAAGCGAGTCGCGATAGCGACTTGGTAAGGAGGCCCATGACAACAATCAACTACGCAACTATTGAAGACATCCGCATGAAGGCTGGCTTTGAGAAGGCGACAAACCTAGCTGACCGCCACGTGCAGGCTGCACGCCGTGAAGCTCAAGCCGAGATAGACGCTGCACTTGGTACGCGTTATACAGTGCCATTTGTTCTAGTCCCCGAGAAAATTAGAACGCTGACGATCAAGCTGGCCGCCTACAGCCTGAAGTACGACGCCTACGGAGATGTTGGCAGTCAAAAGGCATTGGAAGCACTCCGGTTGCAGCTCCAAGCCCTGGTTAACGGTGATACCGCGATTACTGATGATGCTGGTATCAACTTATCGACCTACGAAGGTGTCACCAGTTACTTCGGGGAAGAGCCTCGTGCGTTCACGATTGGACAGAAGTTCTAGTGGCCGAGGTAAATATCAAGATAAGCGTTGAGGGATCAAGAGAGTTCCGCGCTCGCTTTGAAAAGTTCGGTGCCAAGATCCTCGACCTCGACCAGGCGATGAAGAAGTCAGGTGACTATCTGAGCAAGTTCTTCTCGGGTGAAGTGTTTGCATCCCGTGGACAGATCATCGGCAAGCCTTGGCGACCACTAAATGACGCATACGCAGCAGACAAAGCGCGTCGGTTCCCAGGGCGACCGCCACTCATCCGTAGCGGAGCCATGAACCGTGGGTACAAGTACGACGCTACGTCGAGCTCGGTGTTCCTGTTCAATAGTCAGTTCTACTTCCGCTTCCACCAGAACGGTGAGGGTGTACCGCAGCGCATCACGATGGCTACAGATGGGCCGCGATTGACACGAGTAGGTGAATTCATCGGCGACAACATTAACAAGAACATGGAGGAAGCCGGTGTCTAACGAAACCTACAGCGACAACGTAACTCGGGTCATTGACCTACTCAAAGAGACATTCAAAGAGACTCCCTTCAAGGCGTACTTCGATGACGACCCTGGCGACATCGCCAAGTTCGATCTGCCGGCCATCATTGTTAGCGAGAACTCAGACGTCACGAGTGCTGGATCTATGGCGCAGGACGACATCGAAGAGCAGATTCTCATCAAGGTCGTATTCGATAAAGCTGATGACTACAAGAACGACGCAGATGAACGCTCAAACGACACTCAGCGCAAGCTTCGGAAGATCGTGGGGGAGCGTGACTCCGTAACCGGTGACTACTTGCCCCAAACCATCAAGGGTGCAATACGTACCTTTGGGCAGCTTGATCTGAATGAGATCGCTGACACTATGACGACTGAATATGGTGTCCAACCCCGCGACGATGGCCTCATGACTATCGAGGCGCATGTGACATTTGGCCTTCAGTACTCGGTGGACATTCGCCACTAGATCGAAATGGCTATTTAAAAGTCAAGAGCTTTCGTTTATATTGTGGACATGACCAAACCGAGTAATACAACGACTGATGAAGTAACGATTGACGAAGTAGTTGTATCTACTAAGAATTTCTACTTCCCATACGAAGGCATATCCGTTCAGGCAACTGATCAAGCGGACGCCGAAGCACAATTACAAGTAATCAAAGAAAGCGAAGGCGGTGATGTCAGCTCATAATCAATATATTGGACGAATTGAAACAGTTCAGTTTGGAGTTGAAGCAACACCAGGTGTCGCCGTTGCCCCAACAATCGCAATGCGATGGTTAGATAACGACCTGCAACCAAAACAGAACATCATCGAAAATGAGAGCGCTATGGGTTCTCCTGTCAAGATCAGCGACAGTGAGGGAGTCGGCGTTTGGGTTGAAGGTACCCTTGGCGGAAAAGTCAACAGCATCGGCATCTCTTACCTCCTACTCGGAATGTTCGGAAGCGTTGTAGATGCGGGCTCTGTCGGTGCTTATACGCACACGTACTCCGTCCTGGCATCAACCGTTCCAAAGACGCTGACGGTAGCTCTCACGAGTCCTGCCCACAGCAAACGTCACACATTCGGTGTCATCGACAGCCTTGAGATCAGTGGTGAGACTGGCGGCTGGATCATGGCATCGGCTGCGATCAAGGCTCGTCTTGGTGCAGTAGTCGCTAATACTCCTGCCTTTGTCACTGAGAGTGAATTTACTGCTAAGCACGTCGCTCTCAAGTTCGCACCGCTCCTTAGCGGCCTGACAGCTGCCGTAGCGATTGACGCAACTAGCTTCAAGTTCAAATTCGCTCGTCCCGTTGGTGATCCATATTTTCCATTGGGACCAGTCACTGTTCCTGAGTTTGATCGCGGACCTTGGGAAGCAACCGGCGAGATCACCATGCGTTACAAGAACACTGACTTCGAGGATGGATGGCTTGCCAACACTATCCAGGCCTTGCGGTTCACCCTTACAAATGGTGCTTCGATCATTAACTTCGATGCTGGCCGTGTACGTATCCGCGAACTAACTAAGTCAATGGGTCGCGACGACACCGTTACTCAGACGGTCTCCCTCTACTTTGAACCAGATCCAACAACAGGTCTGACGATTACCCCAGTAGTGACTAACACTCTCGCGGTCATCGCCTAACGACTTCCTTGATAAAAATGTGCCCCTATGTATAAATAGGGGCACTATTTAATGGAGCAACAAACATGTCACGATTGGACCTTATAAAAACATACTCACTAGACGGATTAGCGGATGGCTTTGACGAATCTACATACCTGACGTTTCAACCGCTGAGCAATGACTACAGCAACGAAATCATGGACAAGCTAAAGCACCTGCGCAAAGACGACGAAGAAGGTGCCGTAGCAATCTTCCTAGAGGCCGCTAAGCACTCTTTCCAGGGTGGACGCGTAGTTGTGGGAGGACAAACAGTTGACGCCGAAGTCGACGACTTAGACGCGCTAGGCAAGATCGTTCTGACTGACATCTTCACCACAATCAACCAATCAAAGTTTGTAGCCCCAAACGCCTAGAGGACCATCAAGCCGAAGTAGATGAGCTATGGGATCAGTATCGGAAGATATTGGTCCTAAGCGAAACTCAGAAGGCTGACCCAGATGTGGTCCGATCAATCTACGAATACCGTTATCGAGAGAAGTTCCAGCTATCGAAGCTCGCATTTCAGCAGGAGCCACGAGAGGCTATTGATGAGTTCATTATGTTCTGGTCACTAGATAACGAGCGTGTTAAATTGGACGAAGGAAGACAGCACGCTCAGAATCATCAAGATTCACCAGTATAAAAACTAAACACTGTCCATTTGAAACGTAGTGGCACAGAATCGCATTGGCATACTTATCGAGACAAAGGAAAGCGGCAGTAAGGCCGCATCCGATGTTGTCTCAAAAAGTCTCAATGGTGTAACTGAAGCTGCAAACTCTTCGAGTCGCGCGACACAAGCAGTCGGCGACTCCTTTTCGTCTCAAGTCCCAAAAGCTAGTGGCTTTAGCGACTCACTAGCTCGCATTCGTGACGTGGCGTTAGGTGTCTATCTACCTCAACTCGGACTCAAGCTACTAGAGCTGGGCAAGGACGCCTTAACTAGTACCGGCAACTTCGAGCAGTCACGAGTTGCATTCGAAACGATGCTTGGTTCTGCTGACAAGGCGCAGACCATGCTCACGCAGATCTCGCAGTTCGCCAAAGAAACACCGTTCACTCTGGATGGTGTTGTCGATGCATCCAAGCAGCTACTCGCTTACGGCTTCGCCCAGGACGAGGTACTCCCAACCATGCGCAAGCTCGGTGACGTTGCTGCTGGTGTCTCAGTCCCTATCGGGCAGCTGACTGGTGTCTATGGCCAAGTACGCGTCGCAGGCAAGCTCATGGGCCAGGACCTCTTGCAGTTCACCCAGGCTGGTGTTCCTCTCCTCGACTATCTGTCACAGACCATGCACAAGACCACTGCAAATATCAAGAAGGACATGGAAGCTGGCGTCGGTCCGACTTTCAAGGACGTGCAGGCCGCGCTTGAAGCAATGACCGCCTCAGGGAGCAAGTTCGGCGGCCTGATGGATAAGCAGTCGCATACCTTCCAAGGCGTCATGAGCAACATCGGTGACTCATTCGGTCAAATCGGCCGTGCAGCACTTGGTATGGATACAGCGGGAAACATCGTCAAGGGGAGTTTCTTTGACCGCATTAAGAATGCTGCGGCTTCTGCAATGCCAGTCCTACAAGACTTCGCAACCAAAGTTGGTCCTGCTGTCCAGGACGGTCTTAATGGCCTCATCGACTTTGGTAAAAAGGTGTCAGATGGAGTCAAGTGGGTCACTCAATATAGCGATGAAATCAAGATCACTGCGATTGTCCTTACGACGCTCTTTGCTCCGGCAATCGTTGGTGCAGCCGTAAAGTCAACGGTAAGTGCCGCTACTATGGTCGCCAGTGCTTTCCAGGCTCGGACAGCATGGATCGTTTCAGCTGTTCAAGTATCAGCCGCTTGGTGGACTAGCTCCATCAAGTTGATTGCTTTTGGCGTCACCACAGCTGCAAAGTCGGGCGTAAGTGCGGGTATCACATCAGCGACATGGGTTTCTAGCGCTGTCGTAACTAGTTCGAGCTGGTTGCTCCATATGGCAAAGGTCTCGGCTGCGGGTGCCCTAGTCGCCTTGAAAGCTGCTCCATACGCTGCCGACACAGCGCTTGCTTGGACCATCAACGCTGTCCGCGTTTCATTCGTATGGGTAACTCAAGAGCTTCCAAAACTCATTGCCGGCTTCGTTGTCACTTCTGTTCAAGCTGCTATTCATGCCGCAGCCGTGTCCGCTTCTTGGATCGCATCAGCCGCGGTTACGTCATTCACTTGGGTCACCACAGAGCTGCCAAAGATCGTCATGGGATTTGTGATCACGAGTGCAGGGGCAATCGCTCAGGCAGCTGTAACAAGCGCGGCCTGGATTGCTTCAGCATCTACTTCTTCTATTGCCTGGGTAGTGACTGAGCTGCCAAAAATAGTTGGTGCTTTCATCGCTATGTCCGCCTCAGCAGTAGTTCAAGCCACCGTGGCATCAGCGGCCTGGATTGCTTCAGCAGTTGCAAGCAGCCAGTCAGTAGCAGCTCTCCAGCTGCTTGTCGCTACACCAATGATCATGCCAGCCATCGTTGTGGCAGCTGCTGTTGCATCTTTGGTCCTAGTTATTGATGCAGCAAACCGAGCCAAGGCCGCTATCGATGGCGCTCAGGCAGCACAAGACAAAGACCTCGCTGATAGCACAGCGCTAATTAGAAATGCCCGAGTTCAATTTGACCAAGGAAAGATCAGTGGAGGTGAACTCAGCCGACTACTCAAGATCTATTCAAATGCTCTAGGAACAAACAGCTCACCTGGTGGACAAACGCTCGTTGGTGAGCATGGTCCAGAGATCGTCGATATGCCAAAAGGCGCAGTAGTAACTCCGGCATACCGAACAAGAAGTGAGCCCCAAGCGCAGTCAAGCAATGGTGGCATGACTATTACTGGTGGCCTACACGTCTATAACAACCTAGATGAGCAGAAGTTCCTAGCCAAGATTGGCTGGAGGCTGGCACTCGCATGATTGTAGCCGTCAACGGATTCGTACTAAATGACCCATCGGCTATCAACCGTGTCTATCTCGATGAGCCAATTTCTGGGCTTTCGATGCCACCTATTCGCACAAGTAGTGGAACCTATTCAGGCCGTGATGGTGGCTACGTCGGCGCACAGTTCTACGGCGCGCGATTAATCAACCTCACTGGGCGCGTCTGGGCTAATGACGTGAATGGCCTTGAGACAACCCGTCGAGCCTTTGAGTCCGCCGTCTCTGCTGGATCAATTCTTCTAACTATTACAACTGATGCAGGTAATCAGTACGTGCTAAATACCTATCTTGACGAGTTAGACATGAACATCATCCGATCGCAGCGCAGCGCTCCATTCAACTTGACTTTGATCGCACCTGACCCAACTATCTACGACAACTCAGCGGGTGGGCTTCAAACGGCGACCGTCGTCCCTGTAACTGGCGGGGGAGTCACTTGGCCTATCACCTGGCCTATCGTTTGGGCGCCAGGCGGCTTGCCGACGACGATTACCAACACAGGAAACCTTGCAAGCTACCCGCTGATCACGCTGACAGGCCCTGCTACGAACCCAACGATTACCAACGTCTCAACTGGACAGTTCTTCACCCTCCAAGGACTCACGACGACTGGTACCGACGTGATCGTCATCGACATGCTCAATCGAACAGTCCTTCTCAACGGTGGACCAATCCTGACGTACATGACGACGACAAGCAGTTGGTGGCCTCTACTATCAGGCTCGAACTCGATCAAACTAACCACGACGAACTCACTCGACACTGTTACAGGTGTGCTCTCCTGGAGAAGTGGCTACCGGGGAATCTAGGTGGATCTCGGAAGCTCACGCCGATACGAGATTGAACTGTGGAGTTCAACTGGCCTGCGCATCGCTGACATCAGTGCTCTCGCTTTCAATCGCCACTACGTCCTCACTCGCAACGATGCTGAGCAGCTGACCTTCTCCCTTGATCTGTTTGCCTTTGAGAACTACTGCGCCAACAATCTTGGTGGCACTGATCCAAAGACTCTCATCGCGCCATATGTCACTGACATCAAAGTGAAGCGAAACGGGCAATACCTCTTCGGCGCCCAGGTCGTTGATGTCTCGTTCGACCTACAACAAGACTCATCACGAGCTGGTAGTGCAGGTGGGACAGGACAGAACTACACGGTCAGCATCACAGCCACGGGCTACCTAAACCTCCTGAAGGACCGTTACGTCACAAAGACATACATAGCCACTGAACGCACCGCGATAGCCACAGACCTCATTACGACGACGCAGGCGCAGACAAATGGAAGCGTTGGTATTACCAACTCGGGATCGCAGTACCTAACAACACAGCTGAGTGACCGCACGTACCAGCTCGACGAGGTGAAGAGCAAGGCCCAAGAGCTGGCCGCCCTCAGCGACTCACCCTTCGACTTTGACTTCTCTCCGTTCAAGGTATTCAGAACATACGCAAAGATCGGCGCTCGTCGCCAGGACATCAACCTCATCTACGGCGGACCACTTGGTAACGTGGCCGGCTTCTCCCTTGATCGCAGCGCTATCAACCTCTACAACAAGATCTACGGGATCGGCTCAGGCTTCGGCACAAGCCAGCTCACATCAACTGCGGGGGACAACATTAGCCAGCTGAACTACTACCTACGCGAGCAGATCCAGCAGTTCAATAGCGTTCTCTTGCAGCCGACCCTTGACCAAAATACGGCAACTGCATTGAACCTTGAAAAAGACATTCTCGAGTTGCCTATCGTCACGATCACAGGCAAGGAGCTTCCGGCGACCTTCCTAAGTGTTGGTGACCGTATCCCGCTGAAGGTCATGGGACACAAGTGGCTCGACAACATCAACGGCCTCTACCGCATTGAACAGATCGACGTCTCGATTGATGAGAACGACTTCGAAAATGCGATCAAGCTGACGTTTGATAGCTACGGAGTCAACCAAAGTGAATAGTCGACTGGATCGTCAAGTCGAGAACGTACCTGGCGCCTGGCTTGTTGACCTGGCGAACGATATCAACCAGATCAAGGTTGGAAGGCAGTCTTTTGGTCCTGAGAGCCTTATCGTGCAACGCACAGTCACAGGTAGTACGTGGGATATCAACGGGGATGCAATCGCGGCCTACGCCGTGCAGCAGTACCGGGTTGTCTTTGCCCCGAATAAGACGATAAACCCCTACGCGGAACTGACCTATAACCAGACGATCACAGGAGCTGACGGCTTTGAGAAGACCTTCCTCTGGCCTGATGGCTCACTCCCTCAGACAATCGAGTGGAGATTCACCGTGGCAAACGATGCGAATGCGATCAGCCTCTATGTGCAGTTCTCAATCAAGTGCGTCGATGCCGGAACGATCAGGGTGACGAGACTATGAACCCTCGTATTGAGAACACACCAGAGAATCAAATGGTTTCAACCATCGCGAACATGCGCACCACTGTGAATGAGCTACGAGCAGTGCAGAACACGTCGACAACAGCTCTCAAGACCTACCTCAACCAAACTCCAAGCGCCTATGACAAGTCATTTACCATGTCAACCTATGGGCAGGTAGTCACCTTCTCTGTCACATTCACCGGGGCTATCCAGACCTACCCAATCACCAGCCTCATCTATCAGGTCTTCATGAACAGCATGAGCAACGAGGTCTATCCAGGTTCTTCAACTGCGGCGCCTACCTGTCCATTAGTTGATATTCATCAGCGGCCCCCATCAACTGGATCCAAGGCGACAGTGTGGGACGTTAAGGTCACGATGAATGACTCAGCGACTGAGACATGCTTTTTCAAGTTCTTCGTACAGTCCACAGATAACGGTGGGATTACCGTCTCATGAGCCGCCTAGTACCCCCTCAGATCATCAGTGACCTGCAACAGCTACGTACTGATGTTGATGAACTCAAGCGCACACAGCTCATCAGCGGCGATAGTCTTTTCGGCTACCTGACGCAGAGCAACAATCAAAGTGACTACTCGTTCGTCCTAGCTGCCTATGCAAAGCGGACTCTCATTGTCACCTTCACCCCGGCGATACCTAACAGCTCTTCAATTGTCGAGATGATGCAGTTCAATACCGTCAATCAACCGATGGTGTTACCGAATGCAGTCCCACCCTGGGCTGACTCAACTTACTCGAACATCTCATTTGTCCAGAAGTTGCCCCCTATTGGCAATGCAAGCCGCTGGCGGATATGCGCACAAGATTACTCAGGCGCATCACGTACTACCTATCTGAAGTTTATCTTTGACGGGACTGATACGGGAACCTGGACAGTTGTCTAATAAGGGCTGGTCAGAAGCTAGTACATGTTTTATATTGAACTCATAACCAAAACTAAATAGAGATCAACACCTTGGCAAAGCTCGTAGCAAATTACAACGGCGGAAGTTCAGACGAATACGGCACGTTCAAGGCTTTAAATGAAGCGTTTACTGGTCAAGTCTTCAAAGGGTTTGATGTAGCACCAAATAGCACGCCAAACATGACTGTCAAGGTCAACGTCGGAAGCGGCCGCATACCAACGGGTGCAGCGCCAAGTGACTATTACTACATGGTGAGCCACGATACAACTGCTGGGGAGTCCGTGACGATCCCAACTGCTGCGGCCTCACCTCGTATTGACTACATCGTCGCCTACATTGACAAGAGCGTGACTGGTGCTCTCTCACCTGTGAATAACGCGAACAATGTACTCAAGTTTGCAGATGTACCAGGTACTCCTGCTGGATCTCCTGTTGTTCCTACAGTGGCTCAGATTCAGACAGCTATCGGGGCAGCTAATCCGTACATCATCCTGGCGCAGATAGCAGTGGCAGCTTCGGCGACGACTATTACGACTCCGAATATCACCGATAGTCGCTACATGATATTTGCATTGACGAACTCAAGTGCTGGAGCATATGTTGCAACTGGTCAAGCAACGTCATCTACTACCTATGCTGACTTGGCAACTACTACTGACACGGTAACTATCATGGTGGGCCCCAGTGGAAAAGCCCTAGTTGGAATATCTGCCACTATGTTTGGCGCGCAACAGTATTGCGGCTTTTCAGTGAGCGGAGCGAGCACAGTAGCTGCAATGGATAGCCAGGCGATCCTGATTAACAATGTGACATCAACAATCGGGTCGACATTCCTCGTCACTGGGTTGACGCCTGGTTCGAACACTTTCAAGCTGAAGTACCGCGTGACGTCAGGCACTGGGACTTTTGTAGACCGGCGAATCTTCGCCGAGGCCCGATAGGTAACTGATCCTATGGACTTTGCTCAAACACTCACCCCAATTGGCTCATCCTTCGCTCTCATCGTCGTTATTGGCACGATCATCGTTGCCATCTTCTATGGACGCGCTAAGGCAAAGACAGCCAATGCAGATGGCATCGCCAATGCTAAAGACATTGCTATGTCAGATATGCAGAAGAGCCTCGACCTTGTTCGCCAACAGAACACCGATCAAGCTGCACAGATGACAAGCCTCGAAAGCAAAGTCACAGGGCTTACGGGTGAAGTCAACACGTTGAAAGATGTGCCACTTGCCAAGATCGAAGCGCACATGGCTGATACTGCGGTCCATATGGCGACCACTAACCGCCTAATTGAGATGCTCATCCCTCTCATTCCGCAAAGCATCTCCGTCGATACTCTGACAAAAACAACCAAAGTCAACCGCTAAAGGGGGTGATATGAAATCAATAGATCAACAGATTCAATGGCTTCAAGACAAACAGAACCAAGGCATCACCTACTCGATGGCCCAGCGTAATGGGCCAGACAGCTACGACTGTTCAAGCGCGGGCTACTACTCACTCATCGCCGGGGGATTCTTCCCAGCTGACATTCGTATTGGCAACACCGACTCAGCCTTCGGCGACCTAGAGCGCAACGGCTTCACTCAGCTGCAACCGAATGCTCAGGGTAACTACGACACCCAGCGCGGCGATGTAGCTATCTGGGGTAAGCGTGGAGCTAGTAGCGGTGGGCTTGGGCACTTCATGACCTTTACCGACGCTAACAATGTGAAGCACTGTAACTCGTACTACAACGGCATCCACGACAACAACTATGACCAGTTAGCCGGATGGAACGGCAACCCTGAAGTCACCTTCTACCGCTACACAGGTTCAGCTACTCAAATGCCGCCAGCAGCGTCAGGCAATCCAGATGACCAGAGCGTGGACATCGGATCGTTCATCAAGTTTGCTGACAACCTAACCGTGAACGACGTGGAGCAAATTGGCGGCACTTGGCAAGTCAAGAGTGACTCTCTCTGTCCTACTGGCTTCACATGGGACGACAACGGTATTCCAGCCGAACTACTCATCGAAGTAGATGCTGATGGCTACGCAACTATTGACCAGGAGCTTGTTGCCGGATCTCAGTACAAGCTCCCTGGCAAATTCCAAGTGCTCGATCTTGGACTCACAGATGGACAGTGGATGGCACTCATCAGCTGGAACGGCTTGAAGTTCTGGGTGGACATCGCCGCAGCAACTGAAGTATCAACTGATGATGGCGGGACACCAACACCTGGCGCTCGACCGACTGAACCAGTCGCTACACCAGCGCCAGAAGCACCCGTTGAGACAGCCCCCTCAATACCTGAGCCGGCCAATCCCGTAGTCGCCGTGCCAACAGTCCCACTCCAAGAACCAGCAATCACCACCCCAGCTAAGGAAACTAATGAAGTAAAGGAAACTCCAATGGCATTCAAAGAAGAAGAACAGAAACAACTCGCAGTCGCACAGACAAAAGTACAAGATCTAGTCGACAGCGTTGCAGCTGACGAATCAGTCCAAACAATAATCAGCGAGATCCCACAGAAAATAAAGGTCGGCATCTACATCGTTGGTGATGCACTCATCGGCCTTGGACTCATCGCTCCAAGTTTGGCTGTTGTAGCTGGATGGACTGACGTAGTTCGGATCGTTGCCCTAAGTAGCGTGCTTGCTACAGCTGGTGCATTCATTCTCACTATGTTCGGTATCTACCAGTCGAAGAAATAGAAGGCCTGTGACGCGCTGAGATGCGCTACAACAAGCTCTGTCATTCAAAGTCGAGTAACTAAGCACTGAACAAAATTAGACCGCTCTTGCACAATGCTGAGCGGTCTTTGCTATGTTGTCTTTAGCCAATCGATTAGGAGCATTCACATGGCACAAAAAGTGGTTACGACTACAACGATCATTGACGACCTCGATGGCAAGCCTGTTGATGAAGGCAAGGCCGAAACAATCAGGTTTACCTTTGACGCAGTTGCTTATGAGATCGACCTGAGCGACGCTAACGCAAAGAAGCTTCGCGATGCTCTCAAGCCATACCTGGACGCTGCTCGTAAGACTGGGCGCGGTACTGCTACTCGCGCTTCTGCTGGTAAGAACGATCCTGCTGAACTTGCTGCTGCACGTGAATGGCTCCGTGCCAATGGTGAGACAGTGAGTGATCGTGGGAGAGTTGCCGCGCCACTCATGGAGAAGTACAGGGCGAACAAGTAAGTAGCGCACTAGCCTGACACGCTACATATAGCGCACTCTTGCCCTCTCGCTACGCACATCGGGCAAAAGAGGGCAAGAGGCCTAATGTTGTAAAAAATAAAATCGACCCCTGTTGTTTTTAGGCCCATTTTCAGAACACCGGAGAAGGGGACCGATCTAGCCCCTTAGCCCCCGAAAAATGGGGCGATACTGGTCCGATGGGGGAGTCACCCACTGCTCCCCGCCTACGTCCCCCACTCACGTACACCTATAGCAGGACGCTTGCTGGTCTTCTTCGGCCCACTGTTGCGCCGAGATTCAATTGCTTGCTGCACTTCAGCTACAGGCCGCCCATACAATTCGCGGGATCGTTTCAGAGCCAACCTATCGTTGCCAGTTGGTGCAAGCGGTGGCGGTGTTGAGATCGTAGCTAAGCTCGAACCCTTCGCCGTGATGACCTTTGCTACTGCCTCATGCGGCTCAAGACTTTGAAAATCTTGCTGGCTGAACGTGTCCCCTCCAATGGCACGCTGCATCGCCCGTGCGTCGTCTGGGTCTTCCAATCCGAAGACAATCTTTGAACGGGCATTGGCCATGACAGCTGACTTGATATCGTCTGTCAGTTGGTTCAGGTGCTGGTGAGCAAGAGTCAGCGCCAGACCAAATCCACGCGATTTAGCCAGCATGTCCTCAGCACCAACCGGAAGCCGAATGAAGTCTTGGAACTCGTCTATATACAGGTAGCTGTTCTTCTCCGCTTTGACGCGCTGGACTGACGACCAAATGGCATTCATGATGAGCGTCCCAGCAATGCTGGCTGCTTCCTTTGGTACGCCAGACAAGTTGATTAGCAAGATCTTATTGTCGCGGATCACGTCGTCCATAAAGAAGCTGGACTTGCTCTGTCCAATGATGTTGCGTAGCTCAGGTCGTGTTGATAGCTGCCAGATTCGGTTGTGCAGTGGTGCGGAGTATGTCTCCTGCGCCTTCTTGTCGAGAGTGCTCCAGCGGTCTTGCCAGAACTCGCGAACCTCAGGGTTCTTTACAGCTTTGCGCATCTCTTCTGCCCAGGTGATCTCTCGGGACGTCCGAGGACTCACTAAAGCCGCAAGATCGACGAATGTCATACCTGGCCGTTCAGATAGCGTGTGCAGTCCGTGGTACATCAGCTCACGCATCCACACTCCCCGACCACCATCCGCGTAGAGACTTTGAAACAGATCGGTCAGCTGGTCGATCACAACACTAGGATTCCCCTGCTCCAATATGTTGAAGCCAACAGGATTATCTCGCTCGTTGACGTCGAGGATGATGACATCTTCTAGTCGGTGGGTTGGGATCAGCTTGACGGTTGCCTTATATAGGTCGCCCTTGCCTTCTAGCATCACGACGCCGTAGCCCTCGTTCATGTCTTGAGCCATGAGGTTAGCCATAAGAGTCGTCTTGCCTGCTCCAGTTGGTCCGAGGATATGAAGGTGAGTTAGTGACTCAACACGGCCGATAGCAATAGGGCGAGCAGCATGTGGAAAGTTGCTTGTACCAATAACCCGGCCTTCACGCGGAATGGACTCAGTAGCAGGTAGGTGACGTGATGTTCCGGCTGACAGGCCTGCAACATGCGGCCCGCCGATCTTCCATCCAATTAGGGCAGACAACTCGGTTAGGTTCAGCTGAGCTTGCGGATGGGAAGTCGTAGCAGCTTCGTTCACTTCTACGATGAGGTTCTTTGAGGGAACTAGCTTCCAGTGGTTGCTTGGAGCATTGGTCGAGGCGATTGCAGACTGAATACGCTGTACCAGGTCAGAAGCTCTTGCAGGCTCAGCATGTACGACAACACGGCAGACAGCGACAGTGTTTGGTTCTTCAAGCTTTGCGTATCGGTCTTGTAGCTCATCAGAGAGGGCTGCTGAGTATCCGGCTAGTGACCTAAGGACACTGAACTCAGCTGAACGTGGGTCACGCTTTGTCTTCTCAGTTGCCATTGCAGCACCAACTACCCACTGGATGAGTGCATCTTCGCCATCATGCAGAGTCTGGATACTTCCGAGGATGCTTGCTGAGATATCAGCATGACTGACAATTTGTAGCTGTCTGGTGGGATTGCTCATCCCAAGCTCGATCCCAGTAGTCCAATCAATCGTTGGTCGACTGTCGTCTTCTAGTACGGCGATACCGCGGCCATGAGTCCTGAGCTGCTGCGTGATGTGATCTGCAATATCTTTCGATACCAGTAGACGGTGGACGATCTCACGGCTGTTCGCCCACGTTTCAAATACGAGCGTCTCACGGTTGAACGCTGAAGTACGTCTATAGAGGGTCTCCACGACGGCCCGTAGCCATGCAGTAATTTGTTCCGGTTCAAGCTCAGACGGAAAAGTCAGGATATATGAGTCCCGATTTTGGTCACGAATTACTTGCTTCTTGAATCGCATACTGAACAT